AAAATTCTTTCAGATCTGATGGAAAAGGATGAGGGACCTGCAGACGGTTATTCCGTCGGGTTCTATGTCGACAAATATCTGAACACCATCAGGGCTGCAGGCAAATTGTCCCCGGCAACTATAAAAGGATACGGGAGCATTTCAAGGAGCTTGTCAGAAGACTTTAAGGCTAAGCGGCTTTCTAACCTTACCGAGGAAGATATTGGCCGGGAGCTGAGACGATATTCTGATGATCATGCTGCTAAGTCCGTGAAGAATATGAAGGGCTTCATTGAGGTTGTACTTAAAGAATACCGGCCTAAATTCATATGGAATTATGTTATTCCTCAGAAGGAACGAAAGAAGGAATATGAACCCACTACTGAGGATGTCTTGAGAATATTGGAGGCTTCAAAGGGCTCACGCTTTGAAGTCTCTCTTAAGCTTGCTGTTCTTGGTTTGAGGCGTGGGGAGATTATGGCTTTGACTCCCTCGGATCTGTCTGATGATGATATGCTTTCAATCAATAAGGCCATGGTTCTGAATGAGAACAATGACCGCGTCATAAAGGAGCCTAAGACAGAAGCCTCAAAAAGAACCATCCGCTTGCCTCATGAGCTTGCTGAATTAATCCGGGAGCGTGGCTTTTTTGATGGAAACCCTCACATGATAAACAAATATATTCACTCCCTCCAGGACAAGCTTGGGATTCCTTCTTTCAAGCTGCATATGCTTCGACACTTTGCCGTGGCTTACATGCATAAGGAAGGCTTTACCACTGAGCAAATACTAGCTTTTGGTGGATGGTCCACTGATTCTGTAATGAAAAGGGCCTACAGGTATAACCTCGACCCCAAAGAAGCTCAAGAGGCTATTTCAAACAGATTCTCTTCCCTGATGTAGGGCGTGGGTAATTTCGTGGGTAAATATTTATTATTTTGACTAATATTTGAGAAATGCCACTGATAAAACAGGCATAAAGAAAAGGCGAAAACGCGGCTTATTTTCTAAGGATTGCCGTATTTTCGCCCTTTTTGATTTCGTGCAGGAGATGGGACTTGAACCCTTCGATAGCAACTCAAATGTGCCGTTTTCTCGGCCTTTTTGTGGATATGTGGGTAAATCTGTGGGTAATTTCTTTTGCCTTTTCTATTTTATCACAAATGAAAAAGCATTCCCACCCCAGGAATGCCTTTTCTATCTCTCTGAAGACCTGAAACAAGTCTCACGGGGATTGTGCCATAAAAATGCAAAATAAAAAAGCCCTCTCCGGAGAGAGGGCCTTCTTGGGGGATAAGTATTTATATGGAATTTATGCCAGTGTTCCATGAAATAGGTCCAACTACTCCATCAACTTCAATGTTGTGGAGCTTTTGGAAGTCTTTAGTTCTTTGGAGGGTAATCGGTCCGAAGTTTCCATCAGGCTCAGCATCACAAATAATTTGCCATATCTGTACTGCCTTCCCTGTGGCTCCCTTCCTTAATACAGGCATGTTGGTAATGGTTCGCTCCGGTTTGTCCGGCTCAATAATTTCATTGGGATATATGGAAGCGTCAACCCTGTCGCGTATGCCGGGGATGTATCTCCTTGATGTGAACTGAAAGAGATCATATTTAGGGAGCTGAATGGAAGAAACCACTTCCCCGGTGTTCTTCCCGTAGTCTGCCACCCAAACATAGAAGTCTTTCACATCATTATAAATTAGATGCTCTGTGAACCAGCTTTCACACGCGTAAACGCCGCCAACATATCCAAATTCATTAATCTTGTTGCAGAATGCTTTTACAACAGCTGTGCGCTGTTCTCTTGACAGGAAGTCAGCTCTTCCGTCATGAGGTTCATGGCTCCATTCACTGTCAATAAAAAGAGGAAGCTCCGCATTGTACAGCTTTGCAGCTTCAATGGTATAAAGTGCTTCCTCAATAGCTTCCTGCTCATTTATTGCCTGGGACATGAAATATATACCCAGGGGAATGTTTCTCTTGTTGCAGGCTTCGGCGTATTCGTCAAAACGTGGATCCCTTTTAATATTGTTGTAGCGGTACCCTCTAAGAGCACACCGGAGTATTACCCCAATTACATTCTCTTTGACCTCGTCCCAATTTGTTACCACATTGTTCTGACTTAAGTCTACTATCATTCTTTATTGCTCCCATCTGCTTTGTTGTTTCCGTCAGCAAAGCCTTCAGCCAAAATGTAAGCTATCAAGGTGCCGCCGGCCATAACGATTGATGTGATCTTTTCAATCGAAGCTGCGTCGACATTGAAGCCAATTAGCAGGGCTGTGATAAAGCCAATTAATGCAACCCAAAATTTCCTAGATGTTAGTTTTCTGATTATGTCTTTCTTGCTCATAGGGTTCCTCCTTATTTGCTTTTTTCTAAAAGCAGTATCTTCTTTTCGTGTTCATGAAGTTTGTCATCATGCTCTGATACATCTTTTTTCACATCAACAACATCATTGTTGATTTTTTCCATTGTGTCATTCAGTTTTTGTATAGCTGTGCTCAGCGATATGATTGGCTTGATAATTGCAATCAGGGCTACAATCAAAATAACGCCATAAACCATTAAGTAACCAATAAATTCTGTTTGCTGCATCTCTTCTGTCCTTCCTCTTAAGGTATGAAGGCTTTTACTTCACGAGAGGTTTAAACTCGGCCTGGTTTCCACAACGTTTTTATACTGACGGTGTAGGCGCCTGCCTCTCCCAACTCTCATTGATTTCACGATGTCCAAACCTGTTAATTACTTCAACATGGTACCATGCTACTTTCGGATTACTTCTGCAATCTCTTGCGTAAGTGTGATATTCAATAGTAGCTGCGTTCAGGTCACTAAATGAGCCTATTGTTTTATTTTCTTTCCCGGTGCTTGAATCAAAGTTGATTTTAATGATGTAATAACTTAATTCCATTATTTATCTCTCCTTTTCTTATTAATTTGAATATATGTTATGGGCTTGTTTAGCCTTTTCAACATCAAATTGCAGATAATAGCTTTGTGTGGTGTCAAAGGACTCATGGCCCAACAGCTGTTGAATTATCCGGATGTCAACACCTTTCTTGTTCAGATCATTTGCAAACCATCTCCGGAATGTGTGAACAGTCACATTGTCAATTCCTACTCTCTTGCCAACAGCTGTGACAATATGGTTCAAGGAATTGATTTTCAAATTGTCATATGGCTTGTTGTTTTGAGCAAAGAGCCAATTGCTTTGAGGCCTTTCTTTGATGTAGTCCTGAATGTGCTTCAGGGCTCTTGCATTCATGAAGACATATCTGTCTTTTCCACCTTTGCCGTGTATCAGAACAGACTTCTCAATCCAATTGATGTCGCTCAGTTTGATGTTAGACATTTCCGAAACTCTAACACCTGTTGAAGTCAAGAAATCGACAATTGCCAACTCCCTGGGAGCTTTGCAAGCGTCTCTCATTGCCTCAACGTTGGCGTCCGTCAAGAATAGCTTGATAGGCTTATCACATTTTATAAAGGGGATACGTTTGCATGGATTCTTGTCAATATAGCCCTCATCCTCCATGAATTGAAAGAAGATATTCAAAACCCTTCTTGTGTTATCTGTTGACAGCTTACTAGCTCCCCGGTTTTGGTACCATATTAGAAAACGGCGTATGTCGTTTGTGGTTGTGTTGATTAGATCATATCCAGTATTGTCCAGGAAGAACTTTATTGTATGGGAGTAATTTCTCAACGTGCTCGGTTTTTTCCCTCCCAATTGTTTGACACCTATGAAGTTTTTAAAGATCACTTCATTTGCTGAACCTTCAACACTAAGCTCCTTCTTTTCTGTGTTCATGTCGACATCAGCAAATGTTTTGGTCATGATATTCAAAAGAGCAGTCCGTTCTTCATATCCAATTGGATACAAAAGGGCGTACTGCTCTATGACCTGTTGAAAATATCTCTCTTTATCCATTTTCGATTTCTCACTTTCTTTAGATTTTTGTTTTTGTTTTCTCCTTCTCTGTAATAAGACACAAATTTAACACAATCTTTGGGCGGCTTTGAGTTCCGTGAAGATAGTCAGTCGGGCAAGGGTCAATATTCAATGGACGGAGGCTCGACTTGGCAAAATTTTAATGATGGCGGTGCCAAGATAACCAAAATAAATGTATCGAACTACTATACATATTACAGCTCGGCAACCGCCTACATTGTTTCTGCAAAATTAAGAATTTATTATGACGGTGAAACCACCAATTCAGGTGAGGTTGTATCAATGGCACCGAACCGTGCAGGTGGAACAGGTGTATTCTACGAGGATGACCTTATTCGATTAAGCGGTACCAGCTCGACATCCTACTCAATTTATAATAAAGTAGATTGTACTATTGGCGGAGTCGCTTATCCCGCAGGTTCAACGGTTGGTAAAACGTATGATTCAAATACTGACATTGAGTTTTAAACGTGTCAAATGCCCCATGCATCAAACGAAATTGTTATTGCGCCGTCCCATAAAAGCGTTATTTGGTTTCCATTGATTGACCTTATACCCAAGTTTGAATAGCCGTTTGTGTTCCCGACATAATAAGTTCCGTCCTCGGGCTGAATACCGATATAGCCATACGTGTTTTGGAATACAACCCTTGCCATTCTGATACTTGTTAAACCTTCGATAGTGATAGTCTTTTGAGTATTCCCTTGAAGGCTTGTCGTGGTTGTTACTTTCTTTAAATCGGAACTAAAAGGGAGCCATGTATCAGCACCTCGTTCCCTATACATAGGCTTATCGGTTGTGGAATCATACTTGAGTTCTATATCAACTAAAGATTGAGTTAAATTTGTGATTTCAGCCCGTATATTTGTGGCCACACAGTTCCCATTAAGTGTCAAAGTATTGCCCTGAGCTATGTCCACTGTTGCTTTGTAGAAATAACCATCTACTCCAACAAAAAGGCTGTTCTCAGTGTATGCCTGTGAAGCAGCTGTTCCGATTGTCTCAAGCACATTGGTCAAGGGTTTCGTGATTGTACCCGTCTGCACCGGTGATGTGCTCTGTAATGAAAGTACAGCCGACGGTGTAACCGCGCTTGATACATTGATGAACTTATGCTCTGCGTCGCTATACTGAAGAATCTGTCCATCCTGCAGATCGGTCAAAAGCACATCAGTCAAGCCTGCTAATGTTGTAGCTCCAGGGGCTCCCTGTGCTCCCTTTAAGTTTGTAAAGGAAAAAGCAAAGGAAGGGGCTTCAGCTGTTCCTGTCTTGGTAACTGTTACGCCGGGGGTTCCTGTGTTCCCGTCTACTGTAGCCGATACACTAATAACAGGTGTGGCTCCTGTGGCGCCTGTCTGTCCGGTTTGTCCGGTCTGTCCCTGTTCGCCCTGGGCTCCTTTTAATCCGCTGAAAGAAAAAGAAAATTCAGGAGCTGCATCGGTACCCGATTTTGTTACTGTTACTGTAGGGTTTGCGCTCGATGTTGCATCAGTTGTTGCTGATGCTGATATTACAGGAGTAATACCTGCAGGACCCTGGGGCCCTGTTGCACCTGTTTCACCTGTTGCACCCTGGGGACCTGTTTCGCCCTGGATACCCTGAGGACCCTGGGCGCCCGTGGCTCCTGTTTCACCCTGAGGACCCTGGGCGCCTGTTGCTCCGGTGTCACCTTTGGGACCCTTTAAGGCTCCGATATTGCTCCATGAGCTTGTTGTTTCGCTCCATATGTAAACATATCCTGTAGTTGAATCACCAACAAAATAAGCATCTCCTGCTGAGCCTGTAGGATGTGCAGCTTCAAGATCGGCAAGTGTTGCATATGTGTCTTTTAACTCTAATCCTGTGCCATCGTCTCCTTTAGGACCCTGGGGGCCAGCAGGACCCTGGGGGCCTGTTGCTCCGGTGGCTCCGGTTTCACCCTGGGGACCCTGTGGACCTGCAGGACCCTGTTCGCCCTGGGGGCCTTGTGCTCCGGCTTCTCCTGCTTCACCTGCAGGGCCCTGGGGGCCTGTTGCTCCTGTGTCACCTTTGGGACCTTGAGGTCCCTGTGCTCCGGGAGCTCCGTTTGTTACGGTGAATGTTGTTGAAGTGTCATCTGTGTAAAGTATTGTGTAAGTATCAACTAAGCCTGAAGAACCTGTTTTTGTGATTGACTCAACGCCCTTCAACTCACTAATTAAGCCAACAGCTTCTGCAATGATCTCAGCAAGGTCATTGTCATAAACTCCGGCGCCGTGTGTGTTGGGTGTAACTGTGTCCGGTACCACATCGAAAGAGCATGTAACTGTTGACTCTCTTCCATCTTCCCCGTAAGGGAATTTTATATCCATGGTTTCTTTGCCGGGAACCTGTAGCTCATTCCCAACAAACACATATGTATAATTTCCGTCCCCAATTGTCATGTCTGCCATAACGGCTGCGCCGTCAGGTCTTCTAAAGACAATTTTGGGGATTGTTTCGCTATCAAAAACATTTTCGCCGCCATTGAATACTTCAACGACTACTTTCATGCCTGAATCGCCCTGTTTCATTCTTAGACCCGTCGGAATTATTCCGGTGTCTTTCATATCAAGGCGAAATGTGTAGGTTAATTGAATCATGTCAAACCACCTTTCCTGTTATTACATAAGAGCCATTTATTTTGGTTAATATGACTGTGTCATTTACCGCCGGGTTATATGATCCCAATCTTTTGAAAGGCTTTGAGCTTGGTGTATCTTCGCCGTAAAACTGAACAAACACGCCGCCTGTGGTGCTTGTGATTTTCCCCATGCGTGTGCTTTTTTCTTCCTTTGGCGCTGCCTTTTCTATTTGTTTGTAGAGTAAATTACTGATCAGGCTCATAGCATCACCACCTTCTGACATCTGTGGGTCATTGTGCCGCCTTTTTCAAGGTTCATCTCCCACGCCGTTTCTATATATTTTCCTTCAATTCCATAAGTTTCCACAGAAATTGCTAAACAGTTGCGGTATTCATGCCCCGGCATGTTGAGAGTAGAGAAGGAAAGCGTTTCTGTTGCTTGCATTCTTTCGGCCGCAACTTTCCGGACATAGCTTTCAAGATCAGCTTGTGAAGCAATGTTTTCAACTGCATCAGAATCCACAATTGTACGGCCCCTGTTTACTGTACTGAAGGGGCTGTTGGGGTCAGTGTTTGTGTAGGATGCTATCAAATATTCTGCGTCAGGATTTTCAACATATCTTACAAATTTGTTTGGAACTTCAAACTTGTTTGTTTCCACTTGTATGTTGTCAATAATGATTGATGTCTTGTTGTCTTGATAAATTCTCTCAATATGCCTGTCTGATGGCTCTATATATTCATTCATTTGGCCAATGCCGTAGCTATTGAAGTAAAATGGGTTGTAAGTGATAGCTTTCAACATATCGTTGATAATTGTCAGCTTTTCAGTTCCTATTTCCCATTCAAGAGGGTTTTGGCTTGTTTTTTCGCTTGCTACAACATCAACCTGGGAGTAAATCCCTAGCGCAATTTGTGCTGCTAATGATGTGAAAATTGAGCCTGTGGCTGCATATGTTCTTGAGTCGCTTTTGTCATCAAGAGCAATTTTCCCAAGATCGTAACCTTCTATCTGTACTTCTGAGAGCCTATTGCTGTATTCTTCAGAAGGGTTTATTAAAAATTTTCCTAGGGGCCATCTCACTATATCGTTTTTGTATTTTAAATACATCCAGGGCTTCAAATAAAAATCTGTGTTTTCAAGTCCAAACAATGCGCTTTTTCTTGTTGTGCCTGAAAAGGTTCGCATGACATCATTTGAAGAATCAAAAGACACTCGGCCGTTTTCAATTGGAATTTTGCCGAGTGTCTTCCCTGATGTGTCTGCTATAGTATATTCGTAGTATACTTTTCGATTTTCGGAGTAAAGCGCATTAAGAAGCTCTTCATCCGTGTAGATGCTTGTGGCTATATTCATAATATGCTTATTCCTTCATCATCAATTCTTGTGAGGTTAAACTTGACCATTCTGCCGCCACCTATATAGCGCCCTGCATCTTCAATCTGCATATCGCAAGCAAAATATTCACCTTTTGCTTTGTAATAGACTTTTGGAGCGTTGAGGGCCATGTCATAAAGCTGAGCCCATTTTTCTTCTTTGATGTAAGCTGTGAATGATCTTTCTGCGTTAATCCATTCACCTGGCTCTTTTACCGGGTATTTTCTGCCAAGACAATTGTATAAAGTGCGGTCAACTTCTTCTATCCAATCCGGTGCAAAGTTTGAGTTTCCTGTCATATAGAGCTCAATGAATTTTGACAAGTCTCGGCCGTCTTGGATGATGATTTCTTTTATTTTTGTCTGAAGCGGTATCCATTCGCCGTCTTTATAACCTTCATTGTAGTTTCTGAGAGTGTACTCATAGAATACGCCGCCTTTTGTCGAATAATCAATAAACGGTGTGCCTGTGTATTCTCCTATTATTTCAACCTCATTGCTGCCTTTTTCTTTTCTCACAACAAAGGTTTTGGCTGCATCTTCTGCCGGGATTCCTTGAATCTCAACTCCATATTGATTATTTACAAAGGCAAAAATATCTGTGGGAGGGTCAACTTCTTCCGGCTCAAGCGTAAACTCCAGGCTTCCCCATTCTGAGAAATAACCGTATGTGTTCAGCTCCTTCACTTCAACGATGTATGTCCCATTTTCAAACATTTTAGGTATTTCAAAGCTTTCAGCATTTCCGGCAACAATTCCGGAGTCAAATATAATTTTCTGTGTCTGATCTTTGACTCTTACAATAAAAGCGTCTTGGTTTGTGTCACTCCATGCGACTGTTGGGATGTTCTCATTTGTTACGCTGTTTATTGTAGGCGCTGCATCTTGTCCAACAATATTAAAAAGTGCCTCAGCTGATTCTATAATATTGTCATATGTGTCATACAGCCGGACACAATAATTCATTTTTCCTGTCCCTGAAAAAGTTCCAGCAATAATTTCAAGATAATTATTTGAACCATTTTCTATAATTTCTTCAGGGGTTTCTCCATCTCTCCAGTATTTGACAGCATGTTTTAAAATCGGAACATTATAATTGTTGAATTGAGATTCTGCAGGTATAGTATTGGATCTATTCCATGTGAATATTTGGTTTGCATTTGATTTTATATTCACATTAACTGGATATGTGGGCTCTATAATTTCATACTCTTCCCCATTGTCTTCAATAGACAGCGCTGCTGATGAAACTGTTACCGTTTCGGCTCCATATGTAGCATTAGGGTTATAGGTCGCTCCAGGCATAATATTTAAAGCGCCTATTATATAATTTGCTGGCCCAGTGTAAACTGTAAATCTTACGCCATTATTATAGGAACCATTTTGCATACGGCTTACAGTAAGAGGCGTCACTCCATGACTTCTATTAGTGTCTGTGTTTTCATCAGGCAAATAAGGCCCCGAAGCATAACTAATATTGTAGTAGCCTGCATTACTTGTCGTTTCATCAATAAATATATTGCTGGTTTTATAAATAGGGCATAAATAAGGGGATACCCTATTTGCTGATTGTGATGTGCTTTGGCTATAGTGAATATCCCATATAACTGTTATTTTTTTGTATTTGAATTTTGCTGGTATAGGGAACGCAAACATTAATGTTTTACTTACAAACCCCGGATCAGTTCCGGAAGGGCTTACTGACGCCGTGATGGGTAAATTTATTTGTGAAGCTGTTTTTGTAAATTTGCTTCCACTCACCCCACTATAGTCATATATTGCACAACCATCAAAATTTATAACTTCTGCCATTTCTTACCTCCGGCACCCTGCGGAAATACTTAACCCATCTACGGCTTCAATAACATCATTGACCTTTTTGATTTTGGCCATATCCATATTCATGTTGATGTTGTATGTATTGCCGCCTATACTTGTGCTTTGCTTATTGTTATATATCCTGCTGCCCTGGGGAAGGTTTACAAGTTCAGGGCCTTCTTCTCCAACCCATGTCAGTCCTCCGCGCCAATAGTTAGAGCCTTTTGCGTTCCTTCCTGCTCCTGCTATCGAACGCGCTTGTTCTCTTTCTCTGAGTGGCGCTTCAGGATCCGTCATGAAAGTAAAGAAGGAATCCCCTCCTGTTTTTTCTTTCCACTCATTATATGTATCAATTAATTCTTTCAAGGCAAGAGCTAAAGCTCCAACTGCGGCAACCACTACTAAAATAGGACCTGCCTGAGCCATAAAGGCTTGTGTTGCAGCTCCCATGGTTCCCATCATAGTGGTGTATATTGCTCCCAAAGCTCCAATTGCCAAACTTAAACCTAAAAATCCCGCGGTTAGTGTTGCTATTACCATGATAGCCTGTTTTGCTTCGGGACTTAAGTTTTTGAGTAGATCGGCTGCCGCTTGAATTGCAGGGGCAAAAGATGCAACAAGTTCTGCCGCGGCCGACTTGAACGACTCTTGCATTGACTTGATTGATCTTTCTGCGTCGGTTAATGCCTGAATGTCTTCACCGGATAAGCTTGCGCCCAATTCATCAAACTCATTAATTAATGATTGTATTCCTTCAGATCCGAGGCTTATCATTCCATTGAGATCCTTTGCGGAATCTCCAAATAAATTCAATGCTGCCTGCGATCTTTCTGTCGAGTTATCCATTTCACTAAGTCTTTGAATTACTTCCATGAAGACCTGTGAGGCGTCTCTTGTTTTTCCATTTACATCCAATATTTCAACGCCAAGCTCTCTAAATACCTGACCAGCTTTTCCGGTACCGTTGGCGGCCTGAAACATTGCTTTCTCGACGCCTTTAAGTGCCTGGCTCACATGGTCAATGTCTGTGCCTGTCTGTGCTGCAACATATCCAAGCTGTTGAACTGCGTCCGTACTCAGTCCGGTCGACATTGACATAGTTTTAATGTCATTTGCGTATTCCATAGCCGCGTCTGTTGCAGCTCTAACTGCCTGGGCTACTGATGATAAAATATCTACGCCGTTTCTAAGCTGTTGCGACATGTCAACAACTGCTTGAGCTGTATCATCCGCACTGTTTCCAAGCTCATCCAGGTTGTTTGCTGCAGCTTGAGTGCTTGCTTTTGTTCCATCTAAATTGCTTTCAAATTGGTCAATCTTTTGATTGGCCGAGTCAATGCCCTGGTCAAATGATGTGGAATCAAGTCCTAAAACAATCGATTTTTTAAATGCCATTTTACCACCCCGGTATATCTTTCATACTTGTTATTTCTTGGATCTCTTCTGCAGGTGTTCCATACATCTCGGATAATTCTTTTGTGTATCTGTTCAAAATATAATTAACTTTTTTGAATGGGCTTCTCCAAAATTCTTGCTCAGACAATCGAAGCCTGATAACCCAAATGTAATAGGCTTCATCTATATGGAAGTCAATTCTCTGAGTTTTTTTATGTACTGAGCTGACAGTTTTTTTAAATTTTCTTTTCCTTCTTTGTCAAGGCTGTTCATGATTGAGCTTTGATATAAGCTGATGATTTCGTTATAATTTGAAGGTCCAAGTGCTCTGACTAAAAACCCTGCTTCTTCATATGTGAAATCCTCATGGTTTGCTTTTATTCCACCATAAACAACCAGCTGACAAATATTTGACTGTGTCAGCTTTTCCCAATCTATATCTAATTTGACAAGCTCTTCTTGCATATATGCCATCGATAACATGTTGAAACTGCATATATATGTCTTGTCTGTCAGTTTGATTTCTATTTCATTTATTGGTGCTACACTTATTGTTTTCATATTTAAACCTCTTTTCTACCTAAAACAAAAAAGAGGGACATTTGAAATGCCCCTCTTCTTTACTATTAAACTGAAGGAACGGGAGCAACGGGAGCAACGGGGCCGGATAAGAACCAAGCTGCTGCCTGCTCTTCTGTAAAGTCGGGGTTTGCTGCGTCTGCAAAATATCTGAAAGCGTTGTCAAATTCTCTCTTAACAAATTCAATGTCCATTGTATCTGTTGAGTATGTAACATTCTGCTCAGACTGCTTCAGATCAGCCGCGAAAGGCTTCGGTCTTCCCTTAAGAAGCCAGGTGTATTCGCTCTGCCCGTTTGTCTGCTCTGTCTCGTAACCAAAAGCAATGTATTTGGTGGCCTGGTTGTCAGCCGTCTCAATTACAACGCCATTGGAAACCTGCAGGTCATAAATTTCCTGTCTTGTCTCAATAGGTATTTTGGTATTCTTGAAGCTCACTGTTAAGCCAGTGATCTTTGAGTATGTATCTACCTTTGAGCCATTTCCGTATAATTCACCGGATGAAACGGAGGGAGTGATTGAAATTTCCATGGCTTCACCAAATTTCTTGACATCTCCATAAGCTACGCCCTCAGCATCGTCCTGGGTCATTATGCAATAAACAGGATTGGTAATATTAATCTTATAAGCTTTTGCGCTTTTCTGCATAATTAATACGCCTCCTTGTTAATGAGTTCAACTTGTAAAGAAGCGCGCCACATTTGGGCGTTAGCTTCATATGTGTATTCAGGGCTTTCTATAGCCATGCCTTTAGCTTTGGAAATTTCGCTCCAAAGTTTCAAAGCCTTTTCAACTAGTATAAACTTGTCAATATAGAACAATTCAATGTACAGCTTTGTTGTTGTCGACTTCACTTCCCCGTTTCCGCTCAATCCATCTGCAATGTAAGGGGACAAAGTAAATGAACCGTCAAAAACAGGTGTCGCTTCGTCTATATATGGAATTCCTAAGATTGAAACAATCAACTCTTTTAAATCATTCATGTGTAGCCTCTTCTAAAGCGTCATCAATTGCATCCTCAATCATTCCCTCGGAACGGTCAAGCGCTTTCTCAAGAAAATGGATCCCCGGAACAAATGTCCTTGAACCTGCGTGAATATATCCGTCATTAATCCAGCCCCATTTATAACCGGTATCTCTTCCACCGAAAGCCGATACGTATCTTTGGCCGCTTTTCTTTGCGATTCCAACCCAATACTTTACATCATCCACTAAATGAGTGTGTTTCCTGGTTCTTCCCTTGCGTGTCTCCTGCTCTTTTTCGCTTCTAGGCATTGATTTTTCAATTTGTGATTTCAAAATCGCACCTATCTCAAAAAAAGCTGTTTCCATGCTGTCATCTGTCAAGTCTTTAAGCTTTTGAACTTCTGCCTTTAAGCCATTGACAGCGTCAGTGTATTCCAGTGTCACCTTTGTGCTCATCCGAGTGTTATCTCCATTGAGTAATCATTTTTTGTGAATGTACGCAAAATATTGTATTCTTTGCCGTCGACTATGATCCGCGTCGGTTCCACCGGGCCATTTGCCTGGGAAACAATTGAGCGCTTGTATTCGTCCGGCAATACGTCAACAATAATCTTCGGCTTCATGTTGGATGAATAGGCTTCATAAAATTCCGTCCTTCCAACTGATTTCGTTGAGGCCCAAACAGGGGTCTCTTTGCTTGAGATTGTTGTTGCTGTCGGGTCAGCTTTGTATTTTGTTACAAGAGTAATTTTTTTATTCCTCATAATAACCCTCGTGAATAGATAGAGCGTCACGCTTCTGTCTGTAGGCTTTCTGATAACGTTCAGCTTCGCCGCCGTAGTTTACCTGATACCTTGCAAACAGTTTCACACAGCCGATAATCTGAGGATCATCCAAATTGATGAATGTGCCATCTTCTCCGATGGTCAATATGCCCACACGATTCATGTCGCTAAGGCCGTCCTCTATAATCTGCTGTATGTCGTTATCTCTATCATCTCCAAGAATATCCAAGAATGATTTAATTTTACTTAGTAATTCGCTCATAGTTCACCCTGAAAAATAGGGGACGCATAAGCGCCCCCTGTGTTGGTTTTAATTAAACGGATGCAGCTCCCTTTGTGATCTTGACGAAAGCCTTGTCTGCAACAACTCCGAGGCCAACATACTGGCGGCCTACGAGTTTAACAAGATCTTTCTCAGCAAGTGAAAGGTCATCGTACTTGATAGCAATGCCGTCACCTTCGGGAAGGTTTGCAAGTGCGCCATATCCCCAGTCACCAATGATGGCGTAAGTAGCTCCGGCTGAAGCTGCTGAGAATGCAGGAAGCTTGTCAGTGAAGACAACTCTGTCTCTCAAGCCATCAAATACATCAACGTTGTATTTTGCCTTAAGGCCCAGGCCAACAAATGTTGCGTAGGTCTGTCTGTTCATTGCAATTCTAAGGTCTCTAGCCTGACCGGAAAGAAGAGCGATAGCCTGAATAATGGTATCTTCTGCAGGTGTTCCACCGTTATATGTGGGAACGCCGGCAGCTGTTGATGTAGCCTGTGCAGGAGATGCTACGATCTTGCCAATAAGAACCTCTTCAGCCTTTTCAACAATCTTCTTTGCAAGTTCTCTGTAAAGATAGCCGATTGTGTCTACTGTGGTGCCGCTGATGGCCTCATCAGAAACAGTAATCCACTTCTTAATAGACTGGTTTGTGATGGTTACAGTGCCCAGTGTAAGGCTTTCCTCATCGGGAGCATCTGCGCCTTCAACATGAACACTTGCGCCGGTTGCGGAAAGTTCAAAGCCAATCTTAACATTACCTTTGAAATATGACTTTCCAACAAAGCTCATGAGGCTGTTCTCTTCCCATGCAGTCTTAATCTCAGACTCTAACATTGTGGGAACGGGAACGCTGCCACTTACTGCTTCAGTAAGGAGTGCTCTACATTCAGAATCGTCAGCTGCTACTCCCTTAATCATGTCAAGATATGCCTTCGCATATTCTTTGCTTGCTCTTACCTCTTCGTTTGTCATTTCTTTGATCTCCTTTGTGTCGTCTGCGAGGCCTTTTGCCTCGTTGGTTCCGAGATTAGCAACAAGTTCAAGGGTCTTTGCCCTCTTTGCTGCTCTCTCTTCTGCTGCCTTCTCTTCTTCAATGAGTTTATTTCTCTTTTCAACAAGCTCATCAGCTTCAGCAGAAAGTGCTTCAACATCAGCACCATCAGCAACTATTTCCTCACTGATGGCTGCGAGTCTTTCCTGAATCTCTTTCAAATTCATTTATTAATACCTCCGATTTTGATGAGTGTGGCTGTGATTAAAGCCTTTTTGTGTAGTTCTTTCGCTCTGATCTCCTCAGCCATCTGCTTGATCAATCCGTCAGCAAATGAACGCGCCTGTATATTTGTATTGTCGTTTGCCGGTAATGAAACCGCGCTGACATCAAATATCTTTTTTACCCAAGTGTGGACGATTGTCCTTCTTGCTTCGTCAAAATAGTATTCCCCCGGAGTGAATCCCCAGCTCATCTTTGTGACAAGCTTGTTCGAGATTTCTTCATACATATCACGGGCGGCGTTGGACTTTGACAGGTCTGCTGCCATGAAAAGGCCAACTTCATCAGGCTCAACTATTAATGTGCCTGATGATTTTCTTGCCAGGACTTTCCCGGTATGGTCATACTGCATGATAATATCTTTCATGTCGGTACCGTTAAAGCATCCCCTCTGAAACTCTTCGTAAATGGGACCGTCTCCGTCTTCCCAAAGAATGTAAGGGTCATACTTTGCGGCATAACCTTCGACATAATAGGATGAGTCAATTCTTTTTCTTTCTACTTCGGCCGTCATTGGCGCGAGTTCTCTATACTGTCTCTCCTGAAGTATTGGCATCGTTATCATTCTCCTTTGCATAGTTTTCTGCGTCTGTATATTCCAAACGTATATATCTCTTGTCCCCGTTTGGTACCGGTGACATATTGAAAATTTCGCGGCCATCATTTAAAGTGATCATTCCGCGGTCCATCAACTGTGTAACTGTCTGCAGCTTTTCGGTGTTGCTTAAATACTGTAAACGGTTGGCAGTGAATAAGATTTCTTTTCCCTCTGCGATCTGATTGAGGTCAAAACACATATTGCTATGCACAAGGCTCATCTCAATCGCGAAGGGCTCAATCTTACCCTCATAATATGCATTCCACTCGGTTGAAGTGAAGTTATTCCTCAGAATCTTCTCGTTTGTGCCGAAGTAGTCAAATACATTGTCCCTGATCTGCTCCATCTGCTTAGCATCAACAGTGTATGGCGTAGAATTGATCTGCTTAACCTCTTCATATTTTTGGTCAAACAGCATCACGCCGCCATGATTCTTTGTGGAAAGATTTTCTGAAACAAAGCGCTCCCTTTCTTTTGTGATGTCCTCAGACTTGTAGGAATTGGCAAGCTTTGCAATAAATCTTATGGCCGCGGCATTTTTCACGCTTTCCTTGATGCCTTCATTGTTTGTGTGGATGAGCTCCATTGTGGGCCTCATAACCCTGTTGCTTTCTCCAAAGAGTTCATCCTTCATTTGCATTTGGTTAAGTATGCCGCACCTGTCAAGCTCAATGGCAAATTTATTATGATCCTTCATGGTGTATCTTAAATAAGTCACGCCATTGTACTTGATGAGCTCTGATTTCTCCATGATGCAAGGATAGAAGCCTTCAATGTTTCCTCTTTTGTCTTCCATCGGAGCCACAAAGACATTGTTATCGACCATGTAACCGGTTGCAAGTCTATACAAATATTTCTTTGTGTCCATTAATGCGTTTGGCTTATTCTGAAGAATCAGCTGAAGACGATCATCACCTTTCACTTCAGGTTTCAACTTGCTGACATGTGTGGCAAATGAGTGAATAGCCGCTCTTGTCAGCTCCATCTCATAAAGACCGCCCTCATAGGTTGTGAACCTGGGAGTATAAGCGTTGAGAAGTTCAAAGTATTCTTTCACGCCTTTCTCAATTGACTCATCAACTTTAGATTTTCTTGAAAATATGCTCATTCTATACACCTTTGTTCATTGAAACATAAGAGTCTTTTTTGTCTTCCAGTACCTTATAAGCACAAAGAAGTGCCACGACTCCATCAATCCTTTTTCTTGAATCTAAGCCTTTAACAGGCTGAATGTTTCCATTTACGTCTGCTTTTGTTTCTGTATTGATCAGGCACCACTTGAGCACCGGATTGTTATCGTATATGATGTGATGAGCTTTAAACTCTGCTGCAAGGTTTTTCATTGGCTCCGACAAAGTAATAACGCCTTGCCTAACTGCAATTAAAGAGTTTTGTCCAAAGTCAGCCTTGAGACTCCTTAGAGTAGAGTCATCAATGTGCCAAGGGTCATATCCGATAAACATCGTATATAAATCATCTTTTTCCCTGAGCTCATCAAACCATTCTTGAAATATTTTCTTGTCGCATTTATTGCCGGGGCATGTCCTCATATATCCCTGTTCAATCCAAAGGTCATAGGGTACATTGTCGCGGCCTTTTCTATCTCCGGCCTTGTTTGCTTCATCAATGACACTTTCCGGGATCCAAAACATTGACTTAACATATATGTTTTCGTCTCCGGGCCTTTTCATCAATGCAACAGCTGCATTCAGGTCTGTTGAATCAGCTGCATCAAAGCCGCCTATGCAATAATCAAATACAGGCTCAATGCTTTGCTCATTGTTGAGATCTTCAAAGCGTAGCCATGATGTGACAGCTGTCTGTTTTAGGTTGAAATCTTTGACTAATACAGTGGGCTTGAAAGAAGGATCATCTTTCGCCTTTTGGACCATCTGCCGCTGATAGTCAAATGATTTTATGGTACCCAATCCAGGGTTTGCCTTAATCCAACATTCTTCTTTGTCCCATTCATCAATTGAGTCGAGTTCATAAATGAAGGGGAGAAATCTTATGTTTTTTATCTTGCCGGATAAAATATTTGCGGCGTACTCATATTGTGCGTCGAATATGTTTTCCCGGACAAAGCCGTTTGTTGTGATACAAAAAAGCAAGGGTTGGAGCCTTGAGCCCATGCCTTGCTTTACTAGATCATATATGTCCCTGTTCTTAATTGCTGCAAGTTCATCAATAACCCCACAATGAACATCAAGGCCATCAAGTGAATGCGTGTTACTTGCCAGGGCTTTTATATATCCCATGTTGTAGTTGAAATACAAGTCACTCGTTCGCTTTTGAACGTGTTTTTTTAACATGGGGCTTTGTTTTATCATCTTATGGGCGGCGTTGAAGCCAAGCATTGCCTGCTCTTGTTTTGTTGCTACGTTGTAAACCTGGGGAGATCCCTCATTGTCGTTTACAAGCATATCTATTTCAACAGCTGCCGTCTCTGTGGTCTTGCCGTTTTTACGGCCTTCAATAATCAAAGCTTCGTTGTATTGTCTCAGATCATTATCGTCGACAAAGCCAAAGATGGCTTGAAGCCTTGCTTTTTGGAAAAGTTCCAGGTGAATCGGGGTTCCGATTTTACCCGAGGGAAGCTTGACGAATTTCTCAATAAAATCAATGTGGCGCTTTGCAATTTCATAATCAAAGTGAAATTCTTCCGGCGCAAGATAGGACTCTATCAACATTTCGGAAACGCGTTTCATCTTTTCGCAAGCAACGATTTTCCCGTCAAGAATGCCGCCAAAATATTGTTCGAGTTCTGTCATAAAATCACCTTTTCAGGAATGTCATGAGCTCGTCTGTGGTCTCTCCTGCTCTCTTTCCCAAAATGTCCTGAAGCTGTTTCATGACGGTTGAGTAATTCTTCACCAGGGCAATATAAACCTCACCCTCTGAGCTCTTCTTGAGTCCAAATTGATTGGCGCCGTTCTTGTATTCTTCAGTCCATCCCTTTTCTTTCAAATTTTTTTGGAGCTTCAAAAGTTCCTGTTCCATGAAGATCGCTTTATCAAGCAAATTCATGGCCAATTGCTTTGATGCATCCGGCAAATTCTTGATTTCAGTCTTAACTTTTGCAAAACTTGTACGCATATACCACACCCCTTGCAATTTTTTCGCCCGCAAAATTTAAGG